CCGTTCCTTATGTTAACTGTTGTTGCTATACCGCTTATAGAAACTGCTGATAGTGCTGCTTGCACTGCAACAACTGCAGTAACTACTATTTTCTCTGAATCTTCTCTAACTTGTGGGCTCATGTCTGCCCCCGCATTTCCAAGGAAATTAACAAGCTCTGTAGCTCCGCCAAGCACATCTCCAAGGAGTGGAATGGCTGCTAAAGCCTCATCTAAAACAATGTCATCCTGCTGAGCTGCAACAAACAAAGCTTCTAGAGCTTGTACATATTCTTCAGAACCTTGCTCTGCTGTTTCAAAAACTTCAAGGGCTGCCTCAATTAAAGCTTCTGCCTGATCTTCTGTAAGGTCTGTAGCTATAATCTCTTCTAAATCTATTTGCATCAATAGCTCTGGAGAAATTTCTTCTGGAAGCTCTTCAGCTGTAACAATTGGGTCTACAGGTCCAGGTTCTTCTGTCGGCTCTGGTTCTGGTATCGGTTCAGGCTCAACTTCCGTTGGCTCTTCAACAGGTTCCTCGCTAGGCGTAGGTTCAGGTGTTGGCTCTTCCGTAGGTGGAACGGGGGTGGGTTCTGGGCTAGGCTCAATTACTGGCTCCTCTTCTGGTAGTGGGACAGGATCTGGCGTTACTGGTTGCTCTGGTGTTGGGGCAATTGGAATATCTTCGTAAACGATAAGAAGAATTAAAACTTTGGGTGTTCCTGGAGCTGGATCATTTTGAAAAGTTGTGTTAGAGACCTCAATAGTTGCAGAAGTTTCTCCATTTAATAGCTCAAAAAGTATAGAAGATACTTCTCCTCCACGTGTGCTGTCATTTGGATCTCCGTAGTATCCAACAGCACTTGCGATTCTTTGACCTTCAGGGGCAACTATCTCTACGAATGATCCTTCGTTTGTAACTGTTGCACCATTTGGAACTGTAGGTGCAGGAGGTGGGGGAGACGCCACTACTGTCGAAGTAGTATCTGAAAAGGAAGAATAGATAGTTTCTGTGTCGTTGTCAGAACGTATTCTGAATTGGTAGGTCTGATCTAATCCACCTGTGGTTGCAAACGTATCTCTAGGTATGATGATGCTGTTTGTGCTAGACGCTACTGCCCATCCTGTGTTGAAGCTGTCTGTAGAAAAGAAAACTCCATAACGCTCTACTGAAGTGCTTGTTGCTGTTGGAGCGTCCCAGGTAACTTGAACGGTTCCGTCTTGTAGTTGAGTAGCGGTAACGTTTGTTGGTGCGTTAAGAGATGGGGCTGGAGGTGGAGGTGGTGGATTAAACGGGGCTTCTTCGGTAGGCTCTGGAGCCAGCTCTGGAGTCTCTTCTGTTTCTTCAATTCCGTAAGTCTCAAAGTCAACGATGCTTCCGTCATTTAGACGTACTCCAGTTCGTGGGTTGTTCTGTGGGTACTCTGGACCACTTAAGGTATAAGCCATAGCAACTGTTCCATCTGAAAGGATGGCAGCAGTTATTACGATGTTGGTCGGTTCTGCTGTTCCTTGTAGCCAAATTGGTCTAGCTGAGATGTCTACCTGGAATCCACCATCCGATGAACGAATGATGAGATGTTCGTCAGCTCTGGCTCCTGGGTAGACAACCCAGTCGAAAGAGTAGAGGGAGATAGAAGGAGTAGAGGGGTAGGTCCAGTAAGTTCCGTCTGGAGCACCAAAGGTAATTACTGAGTTAGTGGTGGCATAAATATTGCTGTAAGTTACTCCGTCAAAAGTTACTGTTGTTGTTAGTGGGATCTGGTAAGAGACGTCGTCTCCACCACAAGTAGCAATTTCGGTGACTACTGGTTCTGTAGACGCATTCTGCTGGGCAGCCGCAACGGCTGCAACCTGTCCTGGGTTGACGCAATTAGCGTTTGCTGAATCGGCAACGAGAAAAAGGGGGCCAAACGATATAGCAAAAGCTAAGAAAATTCTAATTGGGGTTTTAATTTTCTTCTCCTTGTTAGCGTTATACTAACAAGATAATTATAACATTTTATTTAATTGAAACTAAAAGTCCCAGTCTTCATCTTCTGTTGCTTCATGCTTTGCAATAACATAACTTGATCCACTACCGCTAAAAAAGTCATGATTTTCATCTGAATTTGGTGACAATGCCGAAAGTATTGCAGGGTTTACATCGCAAACTTCTTTAGGAAACAATGCGTCAAATCCTAAATTCATCAATGCCTTATTTGCATTGTAGTGCAAGAACTTTTTAACGTCGTGAGTTAGTTCTACTTCATCATACAACTCTGCAGTATACTTAATCTCATTTTCATATAGTTCCATTAGCATTGAGTATGCGTAGTCTTTTAAATCTGCCTGGCGTTCTGCAGACTCTTCATTAAATGCCAGCTGAAATTTGTAGCCAATGTAGTAGCCATGGACAGCTTCATCCCTAATAATAAGTCTAATTAAGTCGGCAGTGTTGGTTAGCTTTGCTCTGGAAGACAGGTACATTGGCCAGTAGAAACCACTGTAGAACAGGAAGGACTCTAGCAAGGTAGAGGCAATCTTACGCTTTAGTGGGTCATCTCCACGGTAGTATCCCAGGACAATCTCTGCCTTTTTCTGCAGGTATGGGTTATCTTCTGACCATCTAAAAGCGTCCTCAATTTCTTGTGTAGATGTTAGCGTAGAGAATACACTTGAGTATGACTTAGCGTGTACTGATTCCATGAAAGCAATGTTAGTGATAACAGCCTCTTCATGCTGTGTACGTGCATCAGGAAGAATGGACATAGATCCTACAGTACCCTGGATAGTGTCCAGCATAGTAAGGCCAGTGAAGACACGCATAGTTAGCAGCTTCTCGTTGTCCCTTAGCGTAGACCAGGACTGAATATCGTTAGAGATTGGCACCTTCTCAGGCAGCCAAAAGTTTGCTGTTAGCCTATTCCAAACCTCAAGGTCAATTGGGTCTTCAATCTTGTTCCAGTTAACTGGTCTTGTTATAGCTGACATGATACGCATCCTTCCATCTCTGTTCCTTCTAGTGCATTTTGTCTAATGCGAATGTAATAAATTGTTTTGATACCCTTTTTCCATGCGTAAATCTGTGCCTTGTTTACGTCACGAGTGGTAGCAGTATCCTTAAAGAATAGTGTCAAGGATAGTCCCTGGTCAATGTGCTGTGTAGCAGCAGCATAAACATCAATAACTTTTTCTGGACCAATCTCGTATGCATCATCAAAGTATTTGCGGTTGTCATTAGTTAGGTATGGTGCTGGATAGTAAACACGACCTAGCTTTCCTTCTTTACGAATCTCAATCTGAGATGCAATAGGATGAATGGAACTAGTACTATTATTAATGTAGCTGATTGATCCTGTAGGGGGAACTGCTTGTAGGTTCTGGTTATAGATACCGTGCTCTATTACGGAAGCCTTTAGCTCTTCCCAGTCTTTTTTCTTTGGGATACGAATCTTTGCATCCTTAAATATCTTAGTAACCTTCTCTGTAGCTGGCTCCCATTTTTGCTGGGTATACTTATCAAAGAAAGATCCGTCTGCATACTTAGACTTCTTAAATCCATCAAATGGTGACTTAGTCTCAATAGCAATCTTGTTAGATGCTTTTAGAGCGTAGTATAGCACTGTCAAGAAATAGATGTTAGTAAAGTCAATTGATTCTTCATCTCCATAGTACATTTCTTCTTTACCAAAGTATCCGTGCAGGTTCATCTGGCCCAGACCAATAGCACGAGACTTTTTGTTGCCTTCAGCTACTGACATTACAGAATCAATGTATGATTGCTCAGATACAGAAGTAAGTGAACGAATAGCAACCTCAATAGTCTTTTCAAAATCTGGAGACTCCATGGCCTTGGCAATGTTTAGTGAGCCAAGGTTACAGGAAATGTCCTTGCCAATGTCCTTATAAGACATGTCGTTGTTGTATGTTGTAGGTGTGTTTACTTGCAAGATCTCAGAGCAAAGGTTGGACATGTTGATACGACCATCAATAGGATTTTCTTTGTTTACGGTGTCTTCGTAAACAATGTAAGGATAGCCTGATTCAAACTGTAGCTCTGCAATCTTTTCAAATAGCTCACGTGCCTTGATCTTGGACTTGCGGATACGTGGGTCATCAACTAGTTCCTGGTATATCTCTGTAATAGAAACATCACTCATTGGCTTTCCGCATACTCTCTCTACGTCATATGGTGAGAATAGGTACATGTCTTCATTAGTCTTGGCTAGTTCAATAGTAATGTCTGGAATAACTACCCCCAAACTTAGAGTCTTGATACGAGTCTTCTCGTCAGCGTTCTCCTTTTTGGTGTCTAGGAATTTCATAATGTCTGGGTGGTGAGCGTTTAGGTAAACAGCACCTGCACCCTGACGAGCACCTAGCTGGTTGGCGTAGGAGAATGCATCTTCAAGCATTTTCATTACTGGGATAACTCCAGACGACTGATTCTCAATCTTTTTAATTGGTGCACCATGCTCACGAACGTTAGTCAAATTAAGCCCTACACCACCGCCACGCTTTGATAGCTGCAGGGCTGAGGTTACTGCACGAGCAATTGATTCCATGTTATCTTCAACACGTAGCAAGAAGCAAGATACAAACTCTCCACGCTGCTTCTTACCTGCATTCAAAAATGTTGGTGTTGCTGGCTGGAAACGACCAGATAGAATCTCATCTACTGTATCCTTTGCAATCTGCTCATCCCCACGTGCAAGCATAAGTGCATTCATAACAACACGATCTTCAAAACGTTCTAAGTAGCGTTCACCATCGAAAGTCTTTAGTGCGTATGAAGTATAGAATTTATAAGCACCGACAAAGGTAGGGAACCTAAACCTATAAGCATAAGTTTGTTTAAATAGTTCTTTTACAAATTCGTCTGAGTATTGTTTTAAAACAGCATCATCATAATATTCATTCTCTACTAAGTAGTGAAGTTTTTCTTCAATGCTGTGAAAAAATACTGTATTCTGATTTACATGATCTAAGAAATATGCTCTTGCTGCTTCTTTATCTTTCTCGAACTGAATCTCTCCATTGGCTCCGTAGAGATTTAGCATTGCGTTTAGTTCGTGATAACTGTAATTATCCATATAGCAGACCTAGCCTTTCTTTTACTTTATTAACATCATCGTCTGTGCCAAATATTTCTACTCTAGCAATAACTGGTACCCCAGTTTTTTGTGCGATTAACTCTGCGGCTTTGCAGTAGTTATCGCCAAAATTTGTGTTGCCAAATCCTACTACTCCACGTAATAGGTCTCTGTTTTCTTTTATGTTCAGAAAACTTTTTACCTGCTTAGGTATTGCGGATCTTTCAGAACCTCCGCCATAAGTTGGAACCATCAGAACGTATTCTTCTTTTACAAAAACTGGTGAAGCAGGGTTCCAGTTTATTGGAATACGGATGGATACATTGTCCAACTTTTCTACAAACTTTTTTGTATTCCCAGAATAATTAGAGAAATAGACGATTTGTATAGACATCTATTCTAACTCCTTTTTCAAATTTTGGGATAATAAAAGGGAGGGATTTTAGCCCCTCCCCTTTACTGCATTACGCTAATTACTTTAGAGCAACTCGCTTGCTCTTTTTCTTACCCTTGTTCCACTTCTTAGCTAGCTTGTTGTAGTCAGCTGTTAGAGCTGCAACAGTTGCAGTTAGAGCTGTAACCTGACCTGCTAGATCAGCTGCAGCAACAGAGAATGTTGCCTCTGAAACTGACTTTGCAAGGCCAGTAACGTCAGTAGCTGTAATCTTTGCAATACCCGCAACCGCACCAGCTGTAGATGGGGTAGTGATTACACCCTTGTACACCTTGTCTGTTGAGTTCCAGGTAAGGGCTGTCTTTACAGTTCCACGTAGCAGTGTGGTTGTAATGGTAGCATTCTCAACAGCATTTCCGAATACGTCAGTAGCAGTTGCAGTAAAATCTACATCTGCACCTAGACCTGCAACAACTGGAGCCTTTACAGCTAAGTTATATGCTGGTCCAGCAACACCCTTTAGGTAGTATGTTGTAGATGATCCACCAACAGAAACAACAACTGAACCAGCTGTAGTCTTAGTTGTAAATGCATAGAATGTTGCAGTTGTTCCAGAACCAGTGTTGATTTCAACACTAGCGGCTCCTGCAGAAGCAGGCACTGCTGCGTCAGCTGCATCAAGAGCTGTTACTAGCTTTGACTCAGTGGCAGTTGCACGAACAATTGTTCCAGTAGGAACTGTAACAACAAACTTAACAGTATCAGCAAGGTCGACCTTGTTGTCTGAAGGAACTGTTGGTGTTGCTGGAGTAGTTGCTACCTTAGAAGTTGTTGCTACATCTGTAACGCCTACGGTTACTGCTGCAACAACGGATGCATTAGCTGGAACAGTCATAATTGCTGTTGCTACCAGAGCAAAAGCAGAAACTGTGGCAATGCTAATTTTCTTAAATGAATTCATTTATTTCTTTCTCCTTGTTTTTTATTTTGATTTATATTAAATCAAATCTTTCTAGATATTCCTGCACATCTTTGGGCATGGGTTTATATTGTATCACATTATCGGGTAGGTTGTCAACTTGCTTTGGCCTGTCTTTGAAAGTATGAACTTCAACTTCAAGGTTTTGATCTTTGGGGGTATGGCTTATTGCTCCAAAAATTGCACCACAAACTGCGTCTGCAAGGTCTTTGGATAATTTTCTTGGATGGTCCACACGATTATTTTTCATAATCTTTAATTCAGTTAACTCTTCAAACAATAATTCAATTGCTGGCATAGCCAATCTTTCTTCATACATTAGCATAGCCATATCCTCATAATGCTTCTTAGCAACAGAAACTGTCTCAGTTCTCATTCCTACAGATTTTAATTCATTCTGAATGTCAAATGATTGCCAACGGTCAAATGATACCATTCCGATATCAAATCCAATTCTTCTTAGGTTTTGAATCCATTGCTTTACTTCTGAAAGATTTACTGGCCCCTCTATCTTTGGCTCCCAATAAACAACAGCATCTACTATTACCATTGGGACTACTTGTTCGTAGTCTTTCATTACTTGAACAGATACCCACTTTTCTACGTGAGCGATTGCAACGGCACACTTGTCGTGTTTTTGGGCAAGGTCAGCATGTACAAAATACTTCTTGTTGGGATCTGGCTTAAATGTATCATCAAATCTTTTGGAAGAATCTATCGGATTTCTAATTGTCATGCATGCTCGAACTTTTTCTCTTTGTTTAAAGAATGCATCAGTAGCAAAAGTTGGAACACATGCAAATCTTTGCATAGCATCCCCC